ACCTCGACGGTCTGCGTCGCAAGAGGCGTATTGCAATACCGCTCAACATAGTCGCGAGCGGCAGAGATCAGCGTCACGAAAAGCGCGTCATCGTCGTCGTGAAGCACGACGCATTGGCGTTTTGCTTCCTCGACGGAAACGGGATCAGTCGGCGCTTGCGTTACCTTCGGTGGATACCACATTCGCCTTGCCCTTCTTGGTCTTGACTGGCACTTCGACGGCTTCAGCCTTCTCGGCAAAGCCGGCCGCGATAAGGCGATCCGCCTCATCGTCATCGAATTCGTACTCGTCGCCAGGCGCCAAGTTGAATTCTGGGCCGGACAGACCGGCGGTCATTTTCAAAAGCATGTCGCCTCCGTAAAAAAGGCGGGCCGACCGAAGCCAGCCCGCGCGTCTATTAGGCCTGGATCAGATGCTTGATCGCCGCGGTATCAGCGAGCTCGCCATCGAAGCGGATAAGGCCGGCAATACCGAGATCCGGCCAGAACCTCTCGCGCAGAACGCCGATCACGGGCGAGCCGACCTTTCGGACGAAATACTTATTGAAGTCCCCAAACAGAACGGTCTTCTGTCCCGTGGCAATGTCGGCCATGGAGTCGTTCACGTTGAGTTTGTAGCCGAGCAGAGTGGCTGGGCGTCCCTGGGTGACGTCGCCGGCCGACCAAATGTAATCGCCGTCAGAGTTTTTGAGCTTCCTGACCGCCTTGACCGTAAGATCGTTCATCATGAAGGCTGTTTTCGGAGACTTCCGATATGCCCGGTTTACCGAGTGCTCGAGGTCGATGAGCTCATCACAAGTAAGTGCGGTAGCGGAAGCGGCGGTCTTCCCGAGCGTCGACGCGGTAACAACCCCATTCGGAGCAGACGAACCCGTGCCGAGCGTGAGCTGGGCGTTCGCGACACGGCCAAGGCGCTCACCCAGGAGGTCCGCGAGAAGCGCTTCCATGGAGAAGATCGAGTCGGCGTCGAGCTCGAACGACCACCGGATGAATTCGGTGTCGAAGACGTATGCGTCGAGAGACTTCTGCCCGAAGGTGACGTCCTCGGAGCCGTCATCGGTCAGCGCGGCGCCTTCGGTGTGGGCACCTGCCGATTTTGCGGTGTCGTTGACGGTCGGGACCTTCATCGGGTTGCCGGCCGAAGACTCGATGACACGAGCGACATCGCCATCGTACATGGGACCCCAGGCCAACATGCTTCGAACGATCTCGTTCGCAAGCTCGGTCGGCACGGTATAGCCGCCAGCAGTTGTCGAGCCCGCCGTCTGAGCACGCTGCTCAAACTTGGTAACGCCCTGCTTCAGAACCGCACGCTCTTCAGCGCTGAGGTCATCGAAGCCGCCGCATACGACCTTAGCGAAGACGTGACGGTAAGTGAGCTTGTCGCCCTCATCCTGGCCGCGCTGCTCACCATCGCCAGAGATTGGCCGGCGCTCCTGGCGACGCTGCTCGAAACGGGCTTCGATAGCGGCCGTGCGCTCTTCGCGCTCGATCTGCTTTTCGATCTTATCGAACTCAGCCATGATCGTGTCGTGGCGAGCATCGAGCTCTGCGGCGCGGGCTTCGTCGGTGTTTGCCTTGATGGCATCGAGAGCTTCGCGGGCGTCATGGACGAGCTTGCCGCGTTTCTCGTTAAGTTCCCTAAGGGACATACTTTTCTCCAATAAAAAAGCCCGCGTGAAGCGAGCTTGTCGTGTGGTGATATGGCAGGACGGTCGTCCGGCCCTCCGGCAATGCCGGGTGACTACGAGGCGTCCTGCCGGATGCCCCGGATTCTTTGTTCCATCGCCGCGCGCTTCTCAGAAATGCGCCTTGCAGCCGCCGCCGCATTGCGACTTGCGGATCCGCCCTCTGCCCTCGCCGCATCAAGCGAGCGAAGGCCGATCGTTGTGTCTTCGTATGCCGGCCAGGCCACAGCAGAGACCTCGAACAGCTCAACCGCCTGAATCGTGCGCACCGGCACATCGCCGGTCTCGTCCCAGGTTTCCTTGGTAACGCGGAACCCAAAACTCATTCCTGAGATATCTTGGCGCGATACCAGTTCCCAAAGATCGTTTCCGTCGGTGGTGTCCGGTACGTCGATTTCAACGCGCAGCCCAACGCCATCTTCGGCCAGCCGGAGCGTGCCGCTCTTTGTGCGGCCGATAACCCTGCCCGGGTCGTGATCGACGAGTGCGCGAATGTCGCCGCCGAGCGCGGAGGTAAATGCGCCCGGCGCAATCTTTTCTTGGAAGTAGCTGCCGATCATGGCCAGCCGCTCGAACTTGGCGGCATAGCCGATTAGGGTTCGCTTCCCATCATCGGCGCGGTGCTCGACGGCGCCGACGTAGCTGCGCTTTTCAATATTGGTCGTCATGCGGCGTCAGCCTTATCTGGTTCATTATCGTTCGCTGAGTCCTGCGCCCCCGCCTTGTTTTGCTGGCCATAGGTGGCCGTGCCAAGGGGCGCTGTCGCGCCCTGAAGGAACAGATCATCACCGTGAGGCATCGCCGGGCGGTCATCCAGTGCCCTAGCTTCATTGGGCGTCAGAAGCGCATTTTGGACCGCCTTAGCCAAGCCATCCATGCGGGTGGCGAAGTCGCCGCGCATGAGCCCGTCGAGCACATGCCTAACGTAACGTGAGCCACCGGCACGCCCGAAGAACTTCAAGTTAAGTTCATCTTCCAACGCTTTGGCCCATTGGCCGATTAGGTGCTGGACGAGCATCAAGTTCTGTTGCTCGGTGTTTGCCATCGTGCCGTGCGTCAGATCCTGCAGAAATACCGGCGGAAGCTGATACACACGTGCGATCTCTTCCGCTTGGAATCGGCGTGCCTCAACCATCTGGCCCTTTGCGGGATCGATACCGACCGGCGAGAGCTTGTAGCCCGCGGGGATCGGGAATATAGGCTCGTCAGCGCTCTTGGCTGCGTCGACCGACCTCTTGATGTCTGCCTGGGCGCGCTTCATCGCCTCAGCGCCTGCAGGCAACGGACCTTCCAGCGCGAGTGGCGGGACACCACCACCTGCAAAAAAGTTGCTGCCGTAATCGTTCATCGCGATTGCAAGCTGAATCGCCTTTGATGCCTGATTGATTGGGCCGTAGTGCTTCAGTCCGCAACTGCGCCGCATGAACGGTACGTCAATGACGTCGCCCGCGTCGTATGTCTTGCCCTCAAACTCGTATACGATTTTCAGGCCGACACGTTTGATGGTGGTCTTCACCGGATCCATTGGCCAAAGCGAGTCGATGCCTTGCGGCGTGCGCTCGATATAGGCGAGGCCGCGGCCGCCGGTGAATACCTGCTGCCAAAACCACTGCCAAAAACCGAACGAGCCGATCGAGTCGTTCGGCGCTGCGTTCACGACCGTTTCAAGCCTACCGCCCACGCGCTTAGCACCATCTTTGGTATCGCGATATGCATGGCGAGGCAGCGCAGCTAGCGTCCGCGATAGAAATGCGACAGCCGCCCAGACGGCTGGCACGCGGAGAGCGTTGTCGATCGTGACGTGTGGGAGGCTGGCGCTCTGGACACCGAAGAATGCCAAGAAGTTTTCAGCACTCACCGGCACCGTCGGATTTTCGATGGTTGCGCGCGATTCCGGCGCTTTCACCGCGCTCGGGCGGGAAAACCAGTCTTTGATAGCCATTACGCCGCCATAAGTTGGAAGTTCGGGTCGTCCCATGGGGAAGCTATGGGCGCGATTTCAGCGCCGCCGTCTGCAGCCGCGCCAGCGGCCATTGCAAGAGCGACCGCCGAGTCGATACGCACCGACGCACGGGTTTTCACAAACCACCGATTTCCGTGAGGATCCGGTGGATGGTTGAATGTCGCACCCATGAGAGCGGACATCAGGACTGGATTGCGACGGAGCCGGATGCGCCCATCAATGATGAGGTTTTCCAGTTCGGTTACAGAGCCGGGCATCCACAGCCCGAGCGGCGCTTTTTGGCCGGCGGCCTTAGCTGCCTCGATGCGCGCCTCAGATGGCTTGGCCCTCACCTTTCCGCCTTGCGGATGGGGTAAGGTCTCAGCCTCTACGCCGAACGCATCTAGCTCATCTTTGAACTTGGCGAACGCGTAGTTGTCATAGGCGATCGCCTTGATGTTGAAGGTGCTGTTGATCTCAGCCACTCGAGCGGCAATGATATCGAAGCGGATGCGCGGACCTGGTGGAGCGTTGAGAAACCCGTCACGGACCCAAAGGTCGTAGGGCTGCTTGTCTGCCGCGGTCCTGGCCGCCAAGGTATCGCCCGGCGTCCAGGCCTCAATCCAAGCATCATAGGTCGGCAGGACTGCTATGCTGCTGTCGGCTCGAACGACTTCGACCGTGCCAGTCGGCACGACACACGCCACAACAGCCATGTCCTTGGTGCCGGCAAGGTCGATGCCCAGGTAGACATCCTTGCCTGCGTGTTCCTCTGGATCAAACGGTACCATGACCGTCTCAACCGTTTCGCGGGACATCCACGCTTTGTCAGCATCGGTCCAGACGCAGAAATGCAAGCGAAGAACGTTATTCAGCTTGCCAGGCACTGCCCTAGCTTCGGCAACCACCCCAGCGAGATAATCGACTGTCAGGATCGTGCCGAGAAGCGGATTCGCCTTCACCCAGCATGACGAGTCCGTCATCGGATCATCGTCTTTGTCGAGACTGCAGATAAACGCGAAGACGCTGTCACTGCCCTCCCACGCCTCGCCGACAAAGGTAAAATCGTCGTCTGGCGTTTGGGTGCCGGCCACAACCTTGACCGCTCGTTCCCGCTCCTCCCAGCAGACCGAATTCCTGTCGCTGCCGGAGTTTGTGATCATCAAAAGCAGAGGGTTCTGCCGAAACTTGAATCCCCGCTGGAGCATTTCCATGATGCTGCGGTCAGGATGTTCATGAACTTCATCGCAGAGGGCCATGTGCGGGCGTGGCCCTGAGCCGGTCTTGCCTGCCTCCTTGGAGATCGGGCGGAAGAACGACTGCGACCGGTGATGGGCAATGTTGAATTCCTTGCCCAAGCCGCCACTGAATTTCAGCCGATCGTTCAAAGCTGGTGCCTGCCGGACCATCTTGCACGCGTCCTGAAACAGGATCTGCGCTTGGTCTTTCTTGGCGGCGGCGGCATAGATCTGTGCGCTAGGCTCAGAGTCTGCCATGAGGCCATAGAGGCCAATGCCGCCGGCGAACGGCGACTTGCCGTTGCCTTTACCTTCCTCGATGTAGACCGTGCGAAAGCGCCTGGTCCCGTCCGTCCTTTTCCAGCCGAAGATGGAGCCCAGTTTGAAAGCCTGCGACGGATGCAGCTTGAACGGCTTTCCGTCGAACTGGCCGTCGCTCAGGCGCAGGCGCTCTTCAAAGAAACGGAAAACTCGCGTGGCTGCCGCGTCATCCCAAGACAGCCCGCGCTCATGACCATTGGTCAGATCAGCTAGATGTCTGCGGCAAGCGTTTCGAACGTGAGGACCGGCAATGATCTCCCCATCAAGCACTGCACGCGCATAAGCAGACACGCGCTTTAGCGCCGGCCCCTCAATCGAGGAGGTCGTCCTTTTCCTCATCGGCATCAGTCACCGTCACTTTTGAGGCGTCAGAAGGCGTTGCCCCCATCTGCCCCAGCATCTGCCGGAGGAGATTCATCGCCTGGACTCCAACCTCTTGGCCGGCCATCATGCGCCCCTGGATATTGGCCGCCATCCCGACCAGCATTCGGTGGGACTCAGTCAGCCACGGAATTTCCTTGCGAAACAGCTCCCAGGCTGACTTTGCCTTGATCGTGTCGTTGTCGACGATCCACTTCGGCGGAGCTCCAAGGGGCTCATTGGCGCCTAGTTCTTTGCGCCCCTTGAACCGGCCCGCGTTGATCTTGTCTCTGCCCTCGGTCTTAGCCTTGCCGAGGGGATTTCTCAGCCTGGCCATCTGGCGAAATCCTAATCAGGGTGGGTGGGTCATATTTTGAATTGCAGATGCGTGCGCGATGCGGCAACACCGGTTCCTCGATGGCGCAGTTCCACAACTTTGGAACACCCCTCCCCGTCAGAGGGGCCAGCCGTCCGGCCCGAACCGCACGACGGTCTTGCCGTTGTCCTCGAGTTGCCCGCGCGAGGCATGGCATGGCCCGCATGTTGAGACCAATGGGCCGCCATAGAAAATCTCAAGGTCACCTCGATGTGGCGTTGCGTGATGCACCTCAGTAGCCTCGGTGATCGTCTCCGATTCCAAACACCATTCGCAAAGCGGCGACTGCGCTAGCTGCTGATGTCGGATGGAGCGCCAGCGTGCCGTCTTGTAGAGACGGCGGTAGGCTGCGGCTTCAGCAGAGCGGCCACCAGGAACTCTGGGGTAGGTCAAGCGTTCAATCTCCGCAAACCCAGGAGGCGCAGATGGCAGACGATAAATCGAAACGTGGCGCGGCTGACCGCAACAAAGTTGCCGGCGGAGAACCATATGAAGTCAGCTACTTCGCCAAGAAGCATGGATTGAGCAAGGAAGATGCGGAGCGCATCATCAAGCGGCACGGCCCAGATAGAGATGCAGCTGACAAGGCGGCTCAACGGCTCAAATAGCGAAAGCGCCAGGGAGCGCGATTACCGCCGATAGCAGCACCGACACTCAACCTGGCGCAGGATTACCGCGTCGCGAGAGGAGGCGCGCTGCGGTAATTGGAAAGGTTTTAGACTTAAGGTCCCGAATATTTTGCAGGGGTACGTGATGGCCTTAAGTCAATTCCAGATAATCAAATCGTTAGGGGAAGCGCTTGCGTGGTTCGAGCGCGAGCTTGCGTGGGGTGTTCCAGCGTCGGAACTTAATCACCTCACCGGTCGTATCGGTGAGCTCTACACAGCTATGTTCACTTACGGGCAAATGGCGCCCGAGTCGAAGCAGCGTGGTTATGACGTGGTGAGCGCGGACGGACAGAAGATCTCTGTAAAGACAGTGACTTCTTCGACCCAAGTATCGTTCAACGAAAACACATTCAGCGATGTCGATCGTGTCGTGGTCCTCAGGATCAACGCTAAAGAGCTGGCAATCGAGATATTGATGGATCTGCCGGCATCAGAAGCCCGAGACAGCATGCGGACACGCGCAGGAAAGCTCGTGTTTCCGACCTACAAGTCGCCAACGCAAGCCGATCACCTTCCTCTTAGCAATCTCCAGATCACCAAGATGGCCAATGCCGGCCAAGTTCAAATTCGCCAATACGAGAACGGAACTGTCGAAGTTTTGAGGGATGGTCACTTGATCGCACCCGCACTACCGCTTCTCCGCGAGCTGTCGATGGAGCTCGGCATTGATCATCTTAATAGCACAGGGACGCCGAAGAACACCCGTCACCTAGGCGATCAGATCATCCGCGAACTGCTTGCGCGGCAGCAAGAGACATCGCAAGACGAATAGAGATGAGGCTGGCCCGGCGAACTCGCGAGTCTCAAACGTCCGCGGTTGACGGCGCCTCAAACAAAAACGGACGCACGAGCGTCCGTTGGGTTTCAGAACCCTTCATGAATATACGGTTCGGGCATACCTTTGACTGGACACTAAGCCGCGGCTTTTAGCGGAATACATCCGAAATCGCCTCGCGCCGTCTCATCGATCTCGATCAGCTTGTCGATCGCATCGTCTATCAGGCCGGCGCCACGCTTTGCCGCGTACGCTGGCGCAAGTCCCATGGCGATGCCGATCTCGGCTGCAGGTGTGTTACTGATAGCCAGGTCCAGCACCTTGGCATGATCCCCCAGCTTGAACCGCAGACGATCTACGTAATCTGCGGTCTCAACATGTCTGACGAACTCTGGTTCGCGGCCGGCCGGTTCGGAAGCTGTCGGCTTCGGCATCTTTATTCCACCAAGGTAAAGCGCTCCCGAGGCGTGGCCGACAGGGCAGCGGCTGGCTTGGAAGGGCAACTGCTCGAAAGGCACGCTTCCGTCGATGCCGAGATCTTGAAGCAGCTTGCGCGCCTTCTGAGCGGAAGGTGATGGCGTGAAGTAATCACCAACAGCCGGCTCGGCAGAAAGAGGCTTCAGATAAGGTTCTGCCGTAAACGGGGAGATCGCACCTGTCAGTTCGAGATATGATAAGATGCCGCTTTCTGACCGTTCCGCCTTCGATCCGCCCTTTTCTCCGCGGCGGCGCTCATCAGGTCGCAAGGCTCGGCCCTTGGCCGTTGTTCCCCATTGTTTTAGCTCGCCATTGCGGAATGTCAGATCGCCAATGCTGGCATCAAGCGACCCGTTCCGGGTCGTAGTATAACGGACAAGTGGCGCAGGCTCGTCGTCATAGGTGTTCGCCATCTCGCCCGTATGATCCCAACGCGCGCGGCCAGTAACCTTGCGGCCAACGGCACCGAGCAGCTCTGCCTCAGACGGCCTGATTTCAATCGCGCATTCGGGCTCATATTGCTCTTCTTGATCGGGAATTTCCATGTCCCGTGGGAAGCAAAGGTCACGCCAATGCCGAAGAGCGAACGCACGAACAACATCGCCACGATGCGCCAACCGCTCGAATGCCGGCCATGCCAGGAGAGGTCGTGCCGGTTTGTTGTCGTTGGCCGGCTGACGCACCTTGACGACCGTCGACTTCGGCTTCTCAAGAGGCGCGCTGGTGTGATCTGCCAGCATTGTGGCAAGCTGTGAGAAGTC